TTATCTCTAACATTTATGTTATCAAGGATCCAAGTAATCCAGAAAACGAAGGAAAAGTATTCCTTTACAAGTATGGTAAAAAGATATTTGATAAACTCAACGAGGCTATGAATCCTCAGTTCGAAGATGAGTCACCAGTAAACCCATTTGATTTATGGGAAGGTGCAGACTTCAAATTGAAGATTAGAAATGTTGAAGGTTTTAGAAACTATGATAAGTCTGAACTAGATGTTCCAGCTCCTCTGTTTGATGAAGACGAGCAGTTAGAGCAAGTTTGGAAATCACAGAACTCATTAGTAGAGTTTACTGATCCAAAGAACTTCAAGACTTATGAAGAGCTTCAAACAAAACTTAACAGAGTGTTAGGCTTAGATGGTGCAGCTCCAGCAACTACTGCTGAGAGTTCATTTGACGCAGAACCACCTGCAGAGATTCCAGAAACACCAGCGGCAGCTCAACCAGAGCTAGCTAGCCAGGATGATGAGAGTCTTGATTTCTTTAAGAAGTTAGCAGCAGACTAATTAATAAGCGACACCGGCGGATCTACTCTTAAGAGAGGATTCTCCGGTGCTTCCATATTTGTTAGTTGTGTGAGATGTACTTGTGCTTCCACCTGATGGAGCATTAACAATAGTCATACTTCCAGCACCACCTGAGGCAGCAGCCTCTTCAGCAGCAGCAAGAGCTTCAGCAGTAGCTGCATCTATTTGACCACCAGATCCAGCACCTTCACCTACAGGTGCACCACCGTTATATAATTTATCTAGCGTGCCATGGAATTCTGAACCTGATTCGATATTAAATGACTTACCTTCTTGGTCTGTGACTTGGAAATCACCATTTTCTGATTTACCTATGAGAACTCTACCACGACCTGGTACACTGATTTCTTTTATCTCACCAAAGTCACCTGACTCTTCCATTGTATCTATTTTAACTGTTGGAGATTCTGGTTCTCCACCAGCATCAGCAGATGCAGCCTGTTCAGCCTCAGCCATTTTCTTGAATGGGAAGAACCCTGGGAATGTCTTTGGTCCTCCGAATAGTTTTGGTAATGGTATTGTAAATGATGGTATACCTATCTTACCTAATATGTTAAAGAAGAAGTCTTTGATTCCTGTCATCAAGTTTTGAATACCATCAAACATGCCTCCGAACAATTCATCAAAGGAGAAACTATCTAGCTTTTCTTTAATACCATCAAAACCTAACATACCAGCAATCCAGCTGATAAGATTCTTAATTAAGTCTAGTGGCATAGAGATAAAGAAGTCAAACAATCCTTCCATAGCTCCAACTAGACCACCAATAATTTTATCTACTATTGAACCTTCTGTACTAACAAAGCCATCAAAGAAACCTTTTATAGTTTCAAATATTGCAAATATAATTGTAAGTGGAAAGAATACTTTACTAACAATACTCATAACATTTTTTGCTACAGACATAAATGTTTTAAAGAAGCCACCTATCTTACTAAAGATGCCTCCTAACTGACCAGCTCTACCAACTATATTTTTTAATAGATCGCCTATCATTTTGAAAGGCTTGAATATCATTTGAAAGAACTTTCTTATTTTATTAGCTATGGATGTGAATGCATTTCCTATTTTACCAATTGTTTTTGGGAATATCTTTTTGAGTGGACCAATTAATAACTTATTGAATACTAATTTGAATGCTTTTAAGAATCCAGATACTACACCAGCCATTGCTCCAACAAGAGCTCCAAGCACACCAGCAAATCCTTTGCTTGATAATCCAGACTTAGTTGTTCCTACATTCTCATCACCACCGCCTTCGCCTGTAGCATCTGAACCACCTAATAGATTAGTTGCGGCTTCTTGTGAAGGAACATTCTCAGCTGACTCTTTTGCACCAGCTGCTACTACCTTCATTGCATCTGCAGTTTCTCTTGTATTCTCTTCTATCTTAATCAAGAGATCAGTCATTGCTTTATCTTCAGTACCAGCTACATCTTCCATTACCTCTTCTGCTTGGACGTCTTCTTGTTCTTCAACTTTTTCAGCATCAGCGGCTTCCATCTTAGCCATGATACCTTTAGTTTGTAGTTTTATTATACCAAGATGAGTACTTGATTCTTTTGTGTTTGTAGCTGTTTGAAACAACAGACCACTGACAATACCTTTAAGTTCAGTTATGTCCTTAGTGTTATTGTCAATGTTCTGTAGTACTGGTAGCATTACTGTCCTTACTTATTGTTAGCGTTTGTGTCGTGTTCTTTTGCTGCGGAGTTTACATATAAACCAAACCATGCAGCACCAGCACCAACTAAGATACTGATTAAACCTGACTGTTCCATTGTAGGCTCAGGCAGATTAATAAACCACATTACTACATAATAAATTAAGAATATGTATACACTTAAGAATGCACGTGGCCATATTCTCCATGCGTCAATACCTCTTGCAAGGTGGATCCAGTTTTGATATGGATTCTTTTTGTCGTCATGTTCTAATTCAAAGATTTTTTGCTTTAGCTCATTGTTCTCTGTTACCATCTCCATAAATTTACTTAAATCTATTTCGACTTCGTTTCGGGACATATCACCCGAAAATCTTTCTCTATCGCTCATTTGTATTACCTTTTATATCTAGTAGCAGCTTTCATTTCTGCTGCTCTCTGTTCCTGTCTTTCCTTCTCCTTTTGGAGATGTTCTTGTAACATAGCAACGTAGATATCCCTTTCATAGGGAATCAAATTTTCAATCTCAGTTATACTATATTTATGATGCTGAACCATTGCAAAGACTGTTTGGTAATAGTTCACTAGCGAGTTATGACTCAGCAATACTAAAAAAAATCGGCTAGCCCCTCCAGATCGATCTTTCTTTTGCTTCCTTTGCTGTTCTCATATTCGATAGTATGTTTTAGCTTAGGGACACCTTCAAAGTATTCTGAAATCTTTTCAAACCTTTTAGTATCCATACCTTGTAAAAATTCTAATGCATCTTTTTCACTGAAGCTATCATATACTGTCTCTTTATCCCAGACTGAAACAATACAACCTGAAATCATCTTTAAGATCATTTCTGTATCCATTTCGTCTAACATATCAAGACCTAATCTTTTGAAAACACCGAATGTAGGATCTTTCAATTCCATACTGATGTTTCCATCTAGGTCGATTACTGGGTTCCTATTCTCTGTGATAGTTGGTTCAAGTGTATCGAGGTCTACATTGAAATCATATTCTTGATCATCTTCTGTATCTCTATATTTTAGTTTTACTAAATTTTGAACCGACTTGGATCTCATTTGAATAAACAACATCTCAATGTCGACCATAGTCAACTCATCTAAATTAATATCCTCTTGCACAACATTACCTATTACTTGCTCCATAGCATTAAGTTGTTGTGAAGGATCTCCTTCTTTACCTGCAAGTAATATCTTTTCTTCAGACACTAAGAAAGGTCTGAACGTGATATCTATTCCACTTACTGGTAATGTATAGTTATACAGCGGTTGCTGTATCTTTGGTAAAGCCATTATATTTCTCCATTATTATCCACCTGCAGATCTCTTACCGCCAAGTGTGCCGGCAAAAGTTTGCACATTGCTTAATATATTTATAGCATCTCCTACATTATTAGGTTTTTTAAATGATGCTAATAAAGACTTACCAGCTGTTCCCAATCTAATAAGTCTCTCGAATCCACTTAGCTCTCTTTCTAATCCTGGAGCTGTAGGTTCAAATTCTTCTGTTGTAAAGTATCTAAGTTGGAAGTTAACTTGAGCTCTTGCGTATTCATCATTCTGTGCCCAACCTAATGTTACGTCTCCAAGTAATGAAGGCCAACATTCGTGAGCAGTTAATGTAGCTATTTTATTTCCAGCTTGATCTATTGTATGTATTTTGATTGTTGGTGACAGGTATGTTGCTCTGTAAGCTACCTGACCAAAACTTGCGTTATCACTTCCTCTTATGTGACCTGGCTTTTGTGCATCCATCATAACTATATGACTGATCCACTTCTGAAAGAATGACAAATTTCTACCAGCTGTATCTAACATAATAGTAGCAGATATCTCAGCTGGAATAATATTACTTGGTCTTCTATCAAAAGGACCAATACCTAATCTTTTATGATCTACAGGAACAATAGAAGCACCTGGTAAGTTTACAGCTTCACAAAAGAACATAAGATCACGAGCTGTTTCTACATCTGTAGCATTAGACCAACCTGGAGGTGCTATCTCCATGAAGTATCTATTAGCTCTCATCAAGCTATTTCTTTCCTGCATCTTACCTAATAATTTGTTTAGGTTATATTCAGCTTCATGTCCACGTCTTGGTTTCTCAAGACCCATACCCTTACCTAAATTAAATAGTGTTGATGCTATGTCTCTAATCTTTGCCATTATTTTAACTTCTGTCTTCTCTTCTTAAGCGATTCCATATGTACTCTATTTAGTCCAGCTTTTCTAAATCTTCCCATAGGCAGTTGAACTACAAAGTCCCAAGCCTTTGGAGGAATATAAAGATACTGTCCTATAACAGTTTGCATATTATATCTCTTCCATGCAGGTTTAAAAGACATAAACTGTCTTCTTTTCTTCATAAATTCAAAGTCTACTCTTGGCATTACCTTAGTTCTAATAGTAGAACCAATGTTACTTCCTGTTGCTTGATCATTGATCACGAACCTATAAAACTGATCCATAAGCTCTGCTCTATAGATAGGAGGTAGGTAATGAAAGTTTATACCTTGAAAATATCCTTTTTCCTCATAAGTATTTATTACTAAAACTACAGGATACATGTCATAATATGGTAATCTTGATTTAGATATAGGATTTCTGTAATTAAACATATACATTCTTCCAGGCATAAGTCTTTTTGTTCTACCTGCACCCTGCATTAACTGAACAGGATTAAAGCTATCATCATCCTCTGCTAACTCTCTTAAATAGTCTACAGCTGTTTGAGATCCTTGTGCAGTTTTATAAAGAGTACGCATAGATGTCATCTCTTTATCGAATTGAGATGAAGTCATATCAAGAGCTCTTTGGAAGAAATATGCTGGCATTATCCAATAACTCCTAGTTCATCTTGTGTAAATATCTCAAATTTCATACCTCTATTCTCGCAAAACTCTTTTGCAACTTCAAATTTTCTCTGGTTTATAGCAAAGGTATGCATCTCTCTTAAGTATTTTACTGTCTGTCTTTTAGGTTTTTTAGGTGGAACAAGCTGTTGTTTTGGCTTAACTTCTATAACTAATTGTTCTCCATTCTGCTTTTGAACCCAGAAATCTGGGAAATATCTATGCATTCTTCTATCAATTGGACTACGATATGGTATAGAAAACTCTTCAGATGACCATTTTTCTATTTCTTTATGGGAATCTAAATATTTCATTAGCTTGAACTCCCACAAACTTCTATAAATAATATTAGAAGAATCACCTCTATACTTAGAAGGGTTATTGGGATTGAACTTACCTTTATATGCCATAAAGGTATTTATTAGGAAATTACATGACACAAGGAACAACAGTTGCACAGTTTGGTAGAAATAAGAGAGGCAAGGTTATGCCTCAAGCTATCATTGATCAAAGAAAATCACAAGGCATAGATGTACAAACATTTCCAAGTGATCTAGGACCTGATGGAACAGGGTTTGTTATGAACTTTGTTGAATATGCTTTTACAGATAATAGTGGATCAGTTCCAGGAGCATCTGAAGTAACTAGATCAATAATGCTTCCTTTGCCTATATCAGGTATCACTGACAAGCAAGCTGTAAAATATAACGAAGGCGAGCTAGGACAGATTGGTGGAGCTGTAGCAGGTCTTGCAGCTGGTGGTGGAGACATCATTGGAAGAATAACAGGCAAGTTAAACAACCCATTAGAAGAAGGAGAGGTGACAGCAGAAGATGGAGCAAAGGCTTTGTTAGGTTCATTGGGTGCTGTATCAAGACAAGGATTCAACGAACTAGCAGCTGGTGTTAGTGAAGGTATAGTAAGTGCTGCTAACTTAGCTATTGGTAATGTTCTTAATCCACACGTAGCATTATTGTTCCAAACAGTAAACTTAAAAACATTTAGTATGACATGGAAACTGTCTCCAGCAACTGTAGAAGAGTCAGCCTTGTTAAGAAATATAATCAATCAAATAAGAATGCATTCACATCCATCTGGAGTAGCAGAAGGTGATGCAACAAACTTTTATCTTGACTTTCCAGATCAAGTAGATTTATATTATGCAGGTGTTGGTGATTACTTTCATTACTTTAAGCGTTGTGCTATAACTGATATGGAAGTAAACTATCAACCAGAAGGTGGTACTGTTGTTAATGCTGGAACAGGAGCTCCAACAATTGTAGACCTTACAATAGGTTTCCAAGAAACAGAGATATGGACAAGAGAAGACTACGAAGATGCCAACACAGAAATAGTAAGTGGTCAGAGAAAGAAAATTGCACAACCATACGGTAATGCATATGGCAATAGAACATCTGGAGATGAGTAATGGCTAAGAGAGCTTACTTTTCAGATTTTCCAACTGTTGAATATAATGGCGTTACAGTCAGAAATATTATTCTTAAACCTAAGATTAAAGATTCGGTATTTGGTAATGAGAAAAACTTTTATCCATATGTAATCAAAGATGATCTAAGACCTGATCAAGTTGCTGCATTCTATTATGGTAATGCTGAATACATGTGGTTAATATTTTTAGCTAATGATATAGTTGATCCATATTATCAATGGCCAATGACTAATGCTGCACTTAATAAATTTATAGCTGATAAGTATGGAAGTCTTCCAGCAGCTAAGGCACTAATATTACATTACAAACATAAAACAAAAAATTACATAATAACAAAAGAGACATATGATAGCTCTAGTTCTCATCATGGCCAAGTAGTTACTAGTCAATTCAGTCCAGTATATGCTTATAACTTTGAAGAAGATAAAAATGAAGCCAAGAGAGAAATTCAACTTATTGATAGAGCATTAGCCTCAACAGCGTTCGATAGATTGAGAGAGGCTATGATAGAGAATGATTAATGTACAAAGCAAGAAGTTATAACCTAGTAGAAGATATCTTTATAGAACATGCTAAAGGTAAAGTAAACATTACCAACGCATGGAATCTTATTGAGCTTGAAGAAGACCTTTTCAATGCATCCATGAGCTGTTTCTTAACTGTTGGTGATACAACAGGACTATTAGATGACATTGATTTTGATGGAACAGAAACATTTAAAATAAAATTTAAGAGCGGAAAAGAAGAAGATAAGACTATTGCTATTAAGTTTAGATTGTATAAACAGCTAGTAAATGCTTCAACAGATGGTTCAAAAAACAAAATATATAACCTATATGGTGTAACACCAGAGCATTTTACTCAAGCTATAATGGACATAAACCAATCATTTAATGTAAAATTAAGTGATGCAGTAAAGCAAATACTAGGAAAAGTTACTAAAAATACTGTAAGAGATAAAGATAGATTAGTAGATGTACACGATACTACAGGCATTTACACATATATTATACCTGGAATGACACCATATGAATCCATGGAATTCTTGCAAAGAAGGTCATATGACTCTACATTTACATCATCTTTATTCACATTTTATGAAAGTAATGAAGGATTTAACTTCCATAATATAGAAAGATTAATAAAAGAAAACAGAGAAAAAGATAAAGTATTTGAATATACTTACTCTGAAGCAAC